AAACATAGAAGAAGATGATATATGTATAGTGCCTGGTTTAATTCCACATTATGTACCTGTCAATGAAAATGCTTCAGAATCCAGAATAACAATAGTAACCAATATTAATATTCTATAAATAATAAAGACAATGGAACAGATAAGAATAATAAAACTAATTAACGGAGATGACATTGTTTGCCGTTTGGCTAAAGATCAATTGCCAGAGAAATCTACTCTATTACGTATTGATAGGCCGTTACAAATTAAATACATATCTCAATTAACAGCAAGAGGTCTTAAAGATTATATCGCATTAATTAAATGGACTGCCTATACTAATGATACAATCATATCTATACCAAAAGATAAGATTATGACCATAACAATGGCCACCGAAGAAATGACCAAAAGTTATTTAGATGTGGCTTTAAAATATGATAGAATAAAAGTGCCGAAACAAGGTGATTATGAACCTGAACAATTGAACAAGGAAGATAATGATGAATTTAATGAACTGTGGGACGATTTTAGAGATACTAGGAAAACACTCCATTAGTCTGGAGAATCTTTATCAAAGAGGCAACACCCCCATTATACGGATAAAAAGAATAAAGTCAACCCATCCTGGAACCGACTTTTTTCATAGTCTTTGTATAAGTGATTGACAAACAACACAAAGTGTAGTATATTTAAATAATGACAACATCAAAAAAATCAAAAGAACATTACGTAAGTAATAAAGATTTTTTGGCCGCTATGATTGAATATAAAAAAACAGTCAAACAATCGGTTAAAGAAGGCAAAACAAAGCCAAGAGTACCTGATTATATTGGCACTTGTTTTTTAAAAATAGCAAATCACTTATCATATAGACCGAATTTTATTAACTACACATTTAGAGATGATATGATTTCTGATGGTATAGAAAACTGTTTACAATACTTAGATAACTTTAATCCAGACAAATCAAATAATCCATTTGCTTATTTTACACAGATTATATATTATGCTTTTATAAGAAGAATACAAAAAGAAAAGAAACAAGTAACAATCAAGCATAAGATGTTATTAGATTCTAATTTTGATGATATGGCTTTACAACCAGGAGAAGATAGGGAATTTCATAATCAGTTTACAGAATTTTTAAAGAAAAACTTACCAATAGAAGAAGTACCTAAGATTGAAAGTTTGGCTCATCATAGAGAGATGAAAAAAGAAAAAGAAAGAAAAAAGAAAAGAACACGTAAAGGCAAGTTAGATTATTTTATTGGTTTATGAAAATAAAAAACGTAGTTATAGTTGGTGGAGGCACAGCCGGCTGGGCATCAGCAAACATATTTTTAAATAGAGCATCTCCAAACGTTAAAGTTACAGTTGTATCAAGTAAAGAAATACCTATTATTGGTGTTGGTGAGAGCACAACAGGCCGTTTTAATGATTTGATTTGTCATTCAGGACAGGCAACCGGATTAAATGAAAAAGAATTTTTAAAAGAAACAGAATCAACATTTAAAATAGGCATTAAACATAGTGATTGGCACACAATAGGCAAATCTTTTTACTCACCTATTGGTGACACATACGATAACGAAACTTTATATCCTCATAAAGATTACGACTATATGAGAATATTTCATTTAGCAGAAAAAATGGAATATGATAAAACGTTTCAATCTCAATTAATGAAAAATAACAAATTTCATTTTTTAAAAGACGGCACAGATATTTACGAAAAATATAGTATAAAACATATACCAGTTGCTTATCACTTAGACACTTATAAAGTTGGCCAATATTTAAAAAGAAAAGCTTTAACTCTACAGGACAGATGTAAATATGTAGATGATATAGTAATAGACGCAGATCAAGATGGAAAAGGCTTTATAAAAAGTGTTAAAACAAAAAGCGGTCAAGTAATAAAAGGAGATTTGTTTGTAGATTGTTCCGGATTTGCTAGAATATTAATAGACAAAAAATTTGACAATAAATTTGTAAGTTATCAAAATGAACTTATGGTGAATAGAGCTTTACCATTTCATATTGAAAACAAACCAAATGAACCTATAAGAAATTATACTCACGCTTGGGCTCAAAAATATGGTTGGATATGGGAAATACCTACACAGAAAAGAAAGGGTTGTGGTTATGTTTATTGTGATGATTATATAGGGCCTGATGAAGCACAAAAAGAAATTGAAAAAGTATTAGGTCATAAAATTATTCCTCAAAAAGATATTAAATTTAATACTGGAAGATTAGAAAAATTGTGGACAAAAAATGTTTTATCTACTGGTTTAGCAAGTGCTTTTATAGAACCATTAGAAGCTACTTCAATACATTGTACCATAATGCAAATAACACATTTTTTTGAAAATTATTACAAAGAAGATATGCCTTTTGAGTGTGAACATTTAGAAAATCAATACAATTCTGAAATGATAGAAATGTGGGACCATATTAAAGATTTTATAGTTTATCATTATATTACACCAAGAAAAGATACAGAATTTTGGATTGAAGCTAAAAAATCTAAAAGACACAGTGAAAGATTAAAAAAATTATTAGAACTTTGGAAATATAGAATGCCTAGAGTTGTTGATTACATTACAGATAAAAACAATAACTTTTATAGTATAGGAAACGTATTATGGTATCAAATAGCTATTGGTATGAAACTATTAGATCCTAAATTAGCAAAACAAGAACTTAAAGACTATCATTTATATGATTATGCAAAAGAAAAATACAATATAATATCAAAACAGGTAAGTGAAATAATGCCTGAATTTGTAGATACGAATGAATATTTTAATAAATTATGAAAATAGCTCTATTGAATGATACTCATTGGGGGGCTCGTAACGATTCTCCAGCTTTTATAAATTATTTTAATAAATTCTATGATGAGGTATTTTTTCCTTATTTACAAGAGAATAATATCAATACATTAATACACCTAGGAGATGTAGTAGATAGAAGAAAGTTTATCAATCATAATACAGCCTATAATTTTAAACTAAAGTTTTGGGATAAAATAGAACAATTAAAAATAGACACTCATATATTATTAGGCAATCACGATACTTATTATAAAAATACAAACTCAGTAAACGCTTTACAAAATTTAAATTTGCCACAAAATACAAAGATATATACATCACACGACACAGTGTCTTTTGAAGGATTGGAAATATTATTATTACCTTGGATATGTGATGATTTAGTGGAGACTACTTTGCACGCTATTGATAATTCAACAGCACAAATAGTTATGGGGCATTTAGAAATAAAAGGTTTTGAAATGCACAAAGGACATCTTAATGAACAAGGCTTAGATAAGTCTTTATTTAAGAGATTTGAAAAAGTTATATCAGGACACTTTCATAAAAAATCAGATGATGGTCATATCTATTATCTAGGAGCTCCTTATGAAATTACGTGGTCAGATTATAAATGTCCAAAAGGATTTCATATATTTGATACACAAACAAGAGAACTCACTAGAATACCTAATCCATTAAGAATACATAAAAAATTAGTTTATAATGATAAGACAGAAGATTATAATAAAAAAAATTTAAAAGATTTTGAAAACACCTTTGTTAAATTATTCATATCTAATAAAACAGACACAGACATATTTGATAAGTTTGTAGAGAAATTTCATAGTGAAATAAATGTACACGAGTTAAACATAATAGAGGATTTAAGTAGTGATATAACTTCTAGCGTAAGAGAAGATATATTAGAACAAGGAGAAGATACATTAACATTTTTAGGCAATTACATAGATCAAATAGATACTACATTAGATAGAAATAAACTTAAAAAATTTGTAAAAGAACTTTATGTTGAGGTAAATGATAATGCCAGTTAAGAAAGAACCAAGAACAATTATAAAACAAGATTTATTATGGCCAACACCATTATATCATACAGTATTGAACGATTTTAAAATACATCCAACAAAAATAAACTTTAATGAAGATTTAATCAATTATGCTAACGGACTAAAAGAAAAAGGTAGAGGACGTGTCAAATCAAATAGAGGAGGTTGGCAAAGTGAATTATTAAATCCTAAAGACGATATTTTTTTACCATTAGTAAAAAGAATAGATGAAATATCTAAAAATTTAAATTTAGGTATAGTTGAAACTTTTATACCACAATTTTGGATTAATATTAATCAAAGAAACGACTATAATATTATACATCAACACGGAGGTATGTACGCTATATCAGGAACGTATTATATAAAAACCCCAAAAGATTGTGGTAACATTTACTTTAGAGATCCTAGACCAGCGGCAATTGGTAATGATTTTTTTAATCACAAATTTGATAAAGGCGAATTTAGAATACAAAATTTAGAAGAAGGACTTTTAATGTTATGGCCTTCTTTTTTAGATCATTTCGTAGAACCAAGTAACACAGATGAACAAAGAATAACAATTAGTTTTGATTTAGCAGTAAGATGATAGTATTTAAAAAAATTAAATGGAAAAATTTCTTATCTACTGGTAATACACCAATAGAAATAGAATTGAATAAAGCTCCTACAACACTAATTATAGGAACAAATGGCAGCGGTAAATCAACTTTATTGGATGCTTTATGTTTTGTCTTGTTTAATAGACCATTTAGATTAATTAAAAAAGAACAAATAGTTAATACTATAAATGATGGAGATGCTGAAGTAGAAGTTGAATTTACTGTAGGCACCAAAAACTTTAAAGTAATACGAGGTATTAAACCAAACAAATTTGAAATATATTCAGATGGTGAATTAGTAAATCAGGATGCTTCTACCATAGATTATCAAAAATATTTAGAAGCCAATATAATGAAACTAAACTATAGATCATTTATACAAGTTGTTATATTAGGATCTTCTTCTTATGAACCATTTATGAAAATGAAACCAAGATATAGACGTGAAGTTGTAGAAGAAATATTAGATATTAGAGTGTTTGGTTTAATGGATTTAATATTAAGAAGTCAACAATCAGATTTACAAAAGAACATAACAGAAATAAGACATAAGTGTGATTTAATTACCTCCAAGTATGAACTAGAAACAAAACACTTTAAAGAATTACAAGGCAGAAATATGGACGACAAAGATTATAAAAAGAATATATTAGACAAAAACAATAAAGATTTACAAGAATATATTAAAAAGATTACCTTATTAAATGTTGAAATAGAAAACAATAAAAACAACTTAATTGAAAGAGACAGTGTTAATTCAAAAGCCAACCAGTTATCTAAATTAGAAGCTAAGATTGAAAAC